GGAACACCATTACAGACGCAAAATCGACAAGATATTCGAACGACTTGCGTTCAACGTTTACGGAAAAGCGGCAGTGAGTTGTTCAATGGGTGTTGACGATACCGCTGAAAGCGGGGAAAACAGGGCAGGATCGGGACGAAATGCGGACGGCAGTCGCTCCTTCGGGACGCACGGCACTCAGTTCATACGAGACGCGAAACCGCAGCATCTCCCTGAAAGCCGGGACCACCGCCGGCTGATCAAGCAACTCCTGCAAAAGCAAAGACAGAGAACCGCGGCCTAGCCGCGAGCGGCAAGACGGGCTGAAAGCTTAATGGTAATCGCAGGTCCTCCCACGCGAATATCACCGTCTGCCGCGCTAATCAAATTTCAGGTTCCTTGAAAGCCGGTATGCGGTAAGGTTCCGGCACCAATTCACCGCCACCGCACATCTAACAGGAGCGCAGGCTGGCGGTAACGAGAATCCGCACCGGCAAGCCAGATAACGGCCCCGGCGCTTGTTAAGCCAAGGATGTGACGCCCTTGGTGCGGCATAAGGTTTCGCGCAATAGCGCAACGAGTTGGGAAGAGGCGTCTGATGGCAATGCGAAAGCAACCATGAAGGTTAGGCGAGACCCCTTCACGCTGTAAATCGGCGGAAAAAGACGCGAAGGCTGAAATGCCGGGCCGCCGCTTCCCATCCCCACACCCCGCAAGGGGATAACGAATGGGCGGTCCTGTAGGGATAGTCAAGGATTGGGGTTTCCCGGTCGCCGCCCACCCCACCTATAGGGCAGGAGATACTATGGACCGCAAAATTCGCAAGAAGCTACCCAAAAGCAAGATGATTGCAGTTCGATGGGGCGGATGGTACAGCAAACCGTATTTCGCTCGGTTCCGCATGGCGAATTGTATCAGGTGGCAATTGTGGTGGGTTTGCGTTGAACATCGCGCTCCGTGGCTTGAGCATTCTGCGCGCTCGCTGCACCCGCATTTGTTCGCCTGACCATCCTCGCCTCCCTTCTATACGGATAGACAGACATGAACCCGACCGGTCGACAAGCAGCAGTAGAAGGAGCCCGCGCCGCAACGGCGATTATCGGCGCCCTTACTGTCATTGCCGGCCTGACGTGGACATTCATCAAGCCGAGTGCCGAGGACTTCATCGACGCCACGGTCGAGAGCAAGCTCGAAACGCTGGAAGAGCGGATCGACAGTCTCGACACCACCGGCCGCGCTCTGTCCACGCAGCAGGCCGTGCAGCAGCAGCAGACAGAGTTCCTGATCCGCCAGTCCAACGACTCCTCGGATGACATCAAGGAAATCCAAAGGGACATCAAGTCGTTGCTGAGGACGCTGAATCAAAACTGACTTCGAGCGGCAGGTTCCTTGCGGTGCCGTACCCCGGCGCGGTGTCATAGCCCCGGATCGTCTATGTGGAATGGCGCGCTTCTGCCGCATGCCGTAGGCATCATTTCGGCGCGTAATCCGGGGAAAGCCGGGGAATTCAATGGCAGCAAAACTTACACCAAAGCAGGAACGGTTTGTCGGCGAATACCTGATCGACTTGAACGCCACGCAGGCGGCTATTCGCGCAGGCTACAGTGCGAAGACAGCCGAGCAGCAGGGATATCAGCTCCTTCAGATTCCTTCAGTCTCAGAATTGATCGCAAAAGGCGCGCAGAAACGCGCAGAAAAAGCCGAGATTACGGCTCAGGACGTTTTGAGGGGGCTTCACGTAGAAGCAACCAGGACAGGCGAAGGATCGTCTCACGGGGCTCGTGTGTCGGCGTGGGGTTTGCTCGGTAAATATCACAATCTGTTCACCGATAGGATTGATGCCAACGTCAACGTGAATGTCGATGCAACGGACGCCAAGGAAGCCCTTGAATCTCTCATCGCTCGTCAAATTGCCACCCGAAGCGATAAAGGCAGCGCTGGCTGATCTTTCGCAGGAACAATGCGAGGCCCTGCTGCATGACTGGCGGTTCCTCGCCCGTGAAGCGCAGATTCCGCCAGATGGGGATTGGCAGAACTGGCTGATCCTTGCCGGCCGCGGGTTCGGCAAAACGAGGACCGGTGCCGAGTGGGTGCGGGAACAAGTCAAGGCTGGGGAGAAACGTATCGGCCTGATTGCCCCGACAGCCGCAGACGCCCGCGATATCATGGTAGAGGGCGAAAGCGGGCTTCTATCGGTCTGCTGGTCGGGTGACAAGACGCATAGGGGCGAACCACTTGGGCGCCCAGCCTATGAACCATCCAAGCGCCGGTTGACATGGGAGAACGGCGCAATCGCCACCATGTTTTCGGCAGAGGAGCCGGAGCGCCTTCGCGGGCCGCAGCACGGCAAGATATGGGCAGACGAGCTTGCGGCGTGGAAGTATCTTAGGGAAACCTGGGATATGGCGATGTTCGGCCTGCGTCTAGGCAACGACCCGCGAGCCTGCATCACGACGACGCCAAAGCCGTTGGCGCTATTGCGCGAGTTGGCGGCGGACAAAAACACGGCGATCACGCGCGGGTCCACATTCGACAATGCCGGGAACCTTGCACCGAGCTTCCTGCAGATCATCAGAGACAAGTACGAAGGAACGCGGCTCGGCCGGCAGGAGCTCTACGCGGAAATCCTTGATGAGGCAGAGGGCGCGCTGTGGAACCGTGCGCTGATCGAAAAGCACAGGCGGCCAGGTCCAAGAAGCGAAGACGAGCGCCAGGCTCTCATGGCAAAAATGGTGCGTATCGTGGTCGCGATCGATCCATCTGGCGGCAGTGATGGCGAGAAAGTCGACGAGATGGGCATCGTGGTCGCAGGCGTTGACGGAGACGGGCATGGGGCAGTCCTCGAGGATGTCTCCGCAAGGCTATCGCCGGATGGCGCCGCCCGCCGCGCGATATCTGCCTATGACAGGTGGGGCGCTGACCGGATCATCGGAGAGGTCAACAATGGGGGTGAATGGATCGGCCACACGATCCGTTTGACTGCTGCGGCGATGCGCGCCGAAGAGGCCAGGGAAAGCGAAAGCGTTTCCTACAGGGCGGTTCACGCCTCCCGTGGCAAACAGACGCGCGCTGAACCGATCGCCGCTCTCGACGAGCAGGGGCGCATTCACCATTACGGCGGCTTCCCGGAACTGGAAGACCAGATGTGTACGTGGGAACCGCTGTCCGGCATGAAATCACCCGACCGCATGGACGCACGGGTCTGGGCCTTTACGGCGCTGATGCTTGAGAACCACACCACACAGAGCAGCGAACTTTCGATATGAAGACAGTCGGTCAGCCCTCGAAAGTTCAGGTCGAGGCGAAGAAAAAGCGCCATTTGCCGATGACCCTGATGGGCGGCACCTCCGCCATGCGCAAGGCGACGACGACCTATTTGCCGCAAGAGGAGGCCGAAAGCGAGAAGGCGTATCAGAACCGGCTCGGGCGCACCTACCTGTTCAACGGATTCGCCAAAACGGTGGGAGACCTGCACGGAAAGGTGTTCGCGAAAGCGCTGCAGGTGCAGGAAGACGCGCCGCCCTATATTCGCGGCGAATACGGGGAAGATGGCGAGGTCATCACGCCCGGCTATATCGAGAACATCGATCTGACCGGCCAGCACCTCAACAATTTCGCTTCCGTCATTTTCCAGAACGGCCTCGTCTCCGGCATCGAGTATATCTTCGTGGATATGCCGCCGCCGATCGAGGGCGGAACGCGACGCGACGAAATGGACGCTGGCGCAAGGCCCTACATGGTTCACGTCTCGCCCGACAATCTTCTGGGCTGGAAGGCGCGCACCATCGGCGGGGCGATGACGCTCACCCAGATCCGCATGCTGGAGTGCTCGACCGAGGATGACCCGGACGACCCTTTCGCGGAAATTGACGTCGAGCGGGTCAGGGTTGTGGAATACGATCCGGGCACCGGCGTGGTCTGGCAACTCTACCGCAAGCAGGAAACAGAAGGCGAGGAAACGGACTGGATACTCGAGGACGAGGGCACGATGTCGGTGTCCAGGATTCCGCTTGTTCCGGTATACCTGAACAGGACCGGCTATATGCAGGGCGAGTGCCCGCTCGAAGACCTCGCCGACCTCAATCTCGCGCACTGGCAGTCTACATCGGACCAGCGCAATATCCTGCATGTCGCCCGGGTGCCGATCCTGCTTGCCACTGGCTTCGGGGAAAAAGACAACCTCGTCGTCGGCGCCAATAGCTACACGTCGACCTCCAACGAGAAGGCCGATCTGAAATACGTCGAGCATGGTGGCCGCGCAATCGGCTCAGGCCGGGAAGACCTGAAAGA